TAATGCAGATCAGGCAGGCGACATAGAAGCTGCAACAAGGCTTGCTCAAATTGCTAATCAACTCATGCAACAAAAGCCTAAAGGTTCGATTGCAGAACAGGCGCTGCGGAACTTGCCTAGTTCAACCGCTAACCTTCTTGGTGATCTGTACACGGCAATTACTAACCCGCTACAGACTGCCAAGAGCGTCTTGGACTTAGGTGCTGGCATCCTTCAGTCGGTTGTTCCTGAGTCTTTGGTGCAGATGATTGGCGAGGACAAACCATCTCGTGAAGTTGCCCGTAAAGTTGGTCAGTTCTACGCAGATCGCTATGGCTCCGTAGAAGGCGCAAAGAAAGCAATTGCTGAAGACCCAGCAGGTGTGATGGCAGACTTGGCTACGGTTCTTTATGGTGGTGGTGCTGCTCTAAAGGTTGCTCCTCAAACCACCAAAGCAGGTCAAGTGTTATCTAAGGCTGGCACATATGTAGACCCGCTATCTCTTATTGGTAAGGGCGTGAAGGGCGCTGCATCAGCGATTACTCCTGTTGTCGGTCAGACGACGGGCGCAGGTGCTGAGTCCATTCGTCAGGCTTATCGAGCAGGTCAAGAGGGTGGTGAAAGGGCTGCACAGTTTCGTGAGAGTCTGACAGGAAGAGCGAATCCACAAGACATCTTGGACGCTGCAAAACAAAACCTTAATGCCTTGCGTGACCAAAGAAGCGAGCGTTATCGCTCCGGCATGGTTGACATCACTAAAGACAAAACTCAACTGTCTTTTGATGGCATTGACAAGGCTTTGAGTGCTGCTGAAGGTCGCACCAAATTTAAACAGAAGGTAACTGATGCGGCAGCATTTAATGAACTCACAAAGGCCCGTGAGCTTGTAGAAGAATGGAAGGCATCTGACCCTGCGGTTTATCACACCCCAGAAGGTCTTGATGCTCTCAAACAGTCTGTTGGTGCAATTCTTGACGGACTTGATCCTGGTAAGAATCCATACAACACAGTCAATCAGGTCTACAACTCAATTAAGTCTGAGATCGTCAAGCAGGCTCCTGTATACGCCAACACAATGCGTGATTACATGCAAAGCACTGAGTTGATTCGTGAGGCTGAGAAGGCGCTCTCGCTTAACAACAAAGCATCTGCTGATACCGCACTGCGTAAGCTCTTATCTTTGGTTCGTGACAATGTACAGACAAACTATGGGGCAAGAGCCAAAACTGCTCAACAGTTAGAAGAAGCTGGTGGTCGAATGATGATGCCTAGCATTGCTGGACAAGCACTCCAATCATTCGTACCCCGTGGGATACAAGGCGCAACTGCTTTGCCTGCTGGTGGTATTTCTTACATGGCTGGTGGCCCTGCAATGGCTGGCGCATCCTTGGCTGCGTCTTCTCCAAGGCTTATGGGTGAGGCTGCTTACGGAACTGGTGTTGCATCCAGAGCGCTTGGCCCTGTGCAGAGACAAGTACCCTTTATGTTGACCCCAGAGCTTTATAACCTACTCACACAGAGTGGTGAATTGCAACAAGAGCCATTTCGCATTGATGTAACGACTCGTAACCAATAATAGATTCTCAGGAGCAATAAATGCCAAAGACGAAAATCTCTGAGTTTTCCTCAGACCCAGCAAACAACACCGACATTGACGGTATTAACATCGCTGAAGGGTGTGCGCCTTCGGGCATAAATAACGCCATTCGTGAGCTTATGGCGCAGCTTAAAGATTGGCAGTCAGGTACTAGCCTGGACACCTTCAATACGAACTACATGGTTGCTACTGCGGTAGACATCAATGGAGGGGCTATTGACGGTGCGGTGATAGGTGGGTCTAGTGCTGCGGCGGGTACCTTCACAGATGTCACCTTAAATGCCCAAGGTGATCTGCGTTTTGCTGACTCTGACTCAAGCAACTGGGTAGCCTTCCAAGCACCTGCCACAGTCGCTTCTAATGTCACATGGACGCTTCCTAATGCTGACGGTACTGCTAATCAAGTCTTAGCAACCAACGGCTCTGGAACGCTTGCATGGGCTACTGGGGCTAGTGGTTCTAGTATCTCTGCTGGCAACTCCAATGTCACAGTTACCGACTCAGGCACTGGCAAGATCGAGTTCAATGTTGACGCAGTAGAAGTTGCAGACTTCACAACTGGTGCGGTGGTCTTTAACGAGACTGGTGCAGACCAAGACTTCAGGGTTGAGGGAGATACTAACGCCAACCTATTAGTAGTTGATGCTGGAGCAGACAAAGTAGGTATCGGCACAAACACCTTTAATACGAATGGTGGAGTGCTTCAGGTATCAAATGGTATAGCCTTCCCAGCTACGCAATCCGCATCGACAGACGCAAATACGCTGGATGATTATGAAGAGGGGACTTGGACGCCGAGTGTTAATAATATGACTACAACAGGTAGCCCTGCTTATGGCGGCACTTACAGAAAAATTGGCAGTCAAGTAACAATTTGGTTTTATTCCACGACAGCAGGCGGAGTTGCAACTTACACAGCAACAGCAAATAGCACCAATGTTAGTGGGCTTCCATTTGCAAGTTCTTTTGGTGGAGTAGGTGCATCTGGTGGTGAACCCGGAGTTTATACAAACGGAAATACAACTGCTGGTGGGTTTTTACAGGGTCCGGGTGGGGGAACAACTTTTTACTTCAGTTCTTCAATGGCTTCAAGCCAAGGACTTACGGCTTCAATAACTTATGTGACAACCTAATTATCTACACCAGACTAGTGTAGACGGACTCCAAAGAAAGGAAACAAAATGAGCATTGAAAAAGTAAAGGTCATTGACCAAATCACCGTAACCGAAAACGGAATTATTCTGTATCGGGAAGCAACCAAGATCATTGAGGATGGGGTTGAGTTAACCAAGACCTACCATCGCTCATCGCTCACACCGGGGCAAGACCTGACAGACCAGCCAGCGAATGTCGTTGCTATTGCCAACACAGTCTGGACAGATGAGGTGGTTGCAGCTTATCAGGCACAGCAAGAAGCCAATCGTGCGCCTACCACTTAAACTTCTTGCGTTCTCCGCTGCGGCTCTCGTATCCCTAGCGGGGTATGAGGGCTACAGGGAGGCTGCATACACTCCCGTGGCTGGAGATGTTGCCACCATCGGGTTCGGCACTACAGAGGGCGTTAAGGTGGGTGATAAGATCGATCCAGTCACGGCACTTAATCGCAAGATCAGGGACATCCAGAAGTTTGAGGGTGCGCTCAAGTCTTGCGTGACTGTTCCTCTGGCGCAGCATGAGTACGACAGTTTCTTGAGCCTAGCCTACAACATCGGGCCACAGGCGTTTTGCTCCAGCACGCTCGTCCGCAAACTCAATCAGGGAGACTATGCAGGTGCGTGCAAGGAAATCCTCCGCTGGGATCGGTTTCAAGGAAAGCCTCTAGCGGGACTTACAAGGCGCAGAGAGTCGGAGTATAGGCAATGTATTGGCTCGCCATAAGATACCTCCTAGCGGTCTCTATAGGGCTTCTGGCGGGATGGACAGTCCAAGGCTGGCGTAAGTCTGCCGAGATACAATCTCTGAAAACGCAAGCAGCAGAGAAAGAAGCACAAGCAGTCTCCAAGGCTTTAGACCTGACCAGGCAGGCCAGCCAGAAAACCAAACGAATTATAGATAGGCAAAGAGATGAAATCGAAACTCTCAATATTGGTCTTGAGCGTACTCTTGGTGAGTTGCGCCAGCGTCCAGCCCGTCTGCCCGATCCCCCAGCCGCTTGTCAAGGAACCACCGGAGCCGAGCTTTCAAGACAAGATGCAGAATTTCTTGCGAGGGAAGCTGCCCGAGCAGACAAACTGAGAATCTCACTAGAAACCTGTTATCAACAATACGAGGCCAATTATGCCAACCGAGTCAACTAAACACGCTCTTGATGCGGTCTCTGTCGTAACGGTGATCGGAACCCTCGCAGACATCCTCCCTGCCGTAGCCGCACTGTTTACGATTATCTGGACTGGTATTCGGATTGTTGAGACCAGAACATTCAGAAGTATCTTCAAACTGAAACCTCTCGATAACAAAGAGTAGGTATAAGTCCGGTATGCGCCTGACAATCGACGCTTGCCGAGTGATGTATGAGTTTTTAATACAACTTCCTCCCATCAAAAGCTGGCGCTGCCCTCCCAGCAAAGATGTCACCTTTGCAATCGTGAGAGACCCGACGATGTATGGGGACTACTCTCCTGATCCGCACATCATTCGTCTCTCCTCAAAGAAAATCTCTCATCTCGATACCGCTCTCAAGACGATGGCCCATGAGATCGTCCACCTAAAACTCTACAAAGACAAAAGTCCGGTCTGGGATAAGCATGGCCCAGAGTTTGAGGAACTAGCTCACATGGTTGCAAACACGATGGGCTGGGATCATCTGGAGTTCTGATGCCTTATAAAGACCCAGAGACACGCAGACTAAAACAACGGGCGTATTCAAAGCGACACTACGAGGCCAACAAAGAAACCATCATCGAAAAAACAAAACCCGTCAAACTCAGAAACAAAGAGAAGTGGGCTGCGTACAAAAAAACGCTTAGTTGTGTCTTCTGTGGGTATAACGACCACCCAGCGGCTCTAGACTTCCACCATGTCGAGAAGTCTAAGGAGAACAGAAAGGTTCACAAACTGGCGGCTAATGATGCCTGGCGCATCCTATGGAAGGAGATACAGAAGTGCATAGTGTTGTGCAGCAACTGTCACAGACATCTCCACAATAGTGTAGAATTCGAGAACGCAGTGCTGGAAAAGATTGGTCATCAATTCAAGGCCGTTCGGAGAGTCCACAAATGAGTTTTCAGAAGAACATCGAGATGCAAGAGCGTTTATACAACATGATGCGTCAGGACTTTGTGGAGAAGGATCGTTATATCGCCCACCTAGAGGGAGTGACTTCTAGCCTTCTAGCTAAACTCAAGAGGCGGGACGAGACAATTTCCGAGCTTCGTGCAGCCGTAAAAGCCTTGACTTCAGATCGTTCGTAAGTCGTTTTCCCTGCTTTTCTTGGAACTGCTCCAGCCACACTACCCGCTTTGCTTTTGGCATTGCGACTAGGTGTCTAGCTAGTCCGTTCATCTTCCATTCGTGGTCACGCTTGATCTTGGCTAAGAACTCAGCTTTCGAGAGCGTCTCCACAAACGGACTTTCCCTTGCTGGGACATTTCCAACTCCCCCATCGTCCAGAGTAAGTTGCATCTCAATCTAACCAGGGCTGGACTAACGAGGAAATGATGGGCGATGTCATTCGTTGATATTGGCCGCTTCCGATCCAGATACGACAACAGTCTTTCGAGGGTCATGCTTGATAATCCTCACCATGTCAGGCGCTCTCCAGCCTGGGGGTTTCAGAATTTTGTTGTTCTCGTCTCTCTGTACCCGTCCGAGTTCAGCATCAATCTTCCGCAGGTTAGAAATAGCCACCTCATCCCAGCCACGCTCCAGAGGCAAGTCCATCATCTGAGCCAAACCGATAAGAACCCAGATCGAGTCACAAATCCCGTCCAAAGCGTCAGCCTTAGCCTGAATGAGTTCTGCTTCGGTCTCTGCTGCGTTAAAGGCAGCCATAGCATCCTCTAGCTCGCCAATCTCCTCTTTAACGAGGTCGTGGTAGAGAGAGATGTGCTTATGGCTGGGTTCGTGACCACAGGCCTGTAGGAACGACTCGACATCAAAAATCATGTCAGAAGGGCGTGTCATCAAAGTCATCGAACCCTCCTTTTGGTTCCTTCGGTTTAGGTTCGGACAGGATCGCCCAGCCATTCCAACCCACAGGGACGGACTCCATCTTTAAGGACAGACCTTTAGCGGTCTCCATAACCACACCAATTTTATTCCACCTTTTTTTTTCCTCGCCAGCCTTGTTGGTGTAGGTCTCACCTGAAGCAATAACCTCAAACTTAATTCCCATTTTGCACTTTCCTCAAGGCTTCCAGAATCAACTCAAATGTCTCGATTGCTTCTTGTACATCCCCAAAGCCCATCTCGTCATCTTCGTTCTTTAAAATGGATACCCAGTTATCGAGAACCCGCAGAGTGAAAAGTGGGCTCCAGTCGTCAGAGTCAATAGTAAACAGGTGCTGCTTCTTAAGTTCCATCATTTCAAAAACTCCCCAAATTCAGAATTGAACAAATCTTGAACCTTCTCAAGAAGGTCGGCTGCGTCATCGGTCAGGTCAGACTTCTCCATATACCGGAGATTGTTGCGGAAACTCTCAATAGCTGCTGACATGAAGGGGCCGTTCATGTACTCCAAGACCTCATCCATGTTGTCTTCGGTGGTGTCAATTTGAATCTGCAAGGCGTTTCTCCCATTCGTTAAGTTCTTCCAAGAAGGTGTACACCTTTTCCTCAAACTCCCTGATCTCATCCTGAGTAGGCTCAAAGCGGATGACCCGAATTTGGGAGGCTTTGGGGAACATCGGGTGGAAGGATGCCCAATGAACAAACGGCCTTCCTGTGCAGGCAATCTGGCACAGGAGCTGAGGCCGATAATCTGCTGGAACTCTCTCGCACAGAAAGTTCTCGATATGCCGTGGCCCTTGAGGGCATTTGATCTCTATAAGCCCTCCGTCACTCGTAAAGCCATCAGGAGAGGCTCCTAGACCCTTTATAAGCGGGTGTTCTATGAACCCTACATCCTCGACCACAAGGCCGGTAAACTCGCTAAAAGCGAGCTTTGCGACAGGTTCCTGTTCAGTCCCCCAGCGCATCGCAGGGGTTTCAGGAATTAAGGTAGGAACACCCGTGAGGCGTTCACTAAGAAGTTGCAGACGGAGATTCTTGCGGTAAGCAGACTCGCCAGTTTTAGTCGTAGCCAAGGCATCAGCGCACCTCGAAGCGGTTAGTTTGCCTAGTCGTGCTTTAAGCCAGGCTTCTGTTCGTTGAGCATCCATTCCAATCTCCTTATAAGTCCCTTCAGTTCGCTCTCGAATCGGTCAGTAGAGATTCTTAGTCTCTGAGCAATACTATACGCAGCATGGTCAGGGAAGTCAACATAGCGGAACCGCAAGATTTTCCTAGCCCACGGGCCGAGCCTAGTGATTGCTTTCTCGACCTTTTCTGCGTCCAGTTCATCTATTTCGATCTCGACCTCATCCCGTTCCCAGACCTCTCCTGCCTCGGGGATGTAGTTACCCTCTGCACTCGCAGCTTGGGTCTGGCGGGGTGGCCCAGTCCAGCCTCGACACCACCTTGCCCAGTTTAGGAGTCTTTGAACCAATGCGAGAACTCCGGTCTGTTTGCCAACACCCAAGGTTTAGCATCTTCAACACACTTCTCGTAATCCATCCCACAAGTCTGTGATCCGACATGGTGGACATACGCTCGACTAATGTAATGCTTGTATCCCTGCTTGCTTATGTCGTGGCATTGGATGTCATCCGAGAACCAGTTAAGAGGAGGGAAGTCTTGCCATGCCTGTTTCCGGATGTAGGCGAAAATCGGTGCAATGACGGAAACACGGACAATACATTCTTCGCTGGCGTGTTTCATGCCAACGCTATCGCCTTCGTGTCTGTGCCGAATGTTCTGTGCGCCCCGAGCGTAGTCACTCCTAGCGGCCATGTATCCTAGCCCGTCATGGAGGGTCGATACATCTTCCATAAGCGTTCCGAAGGTGTAGGGTGTTAGCACCACATCATCGTTACAGAGGATGACATCTGAGTGCCTTTTAAAGGCTTCGTTAACTGTAGCGTTATACGCATCACCGAAGTTGCCTGCGGTGTTCTCAGAGTTAATCGTTCTATGCCTTGGGAGGATCATGCCAGAGCCTGACAGATAGACCTCCACCTCAAAGGGAACATAGAAGGTCAAAGAAGCAGCCAAGACCGGAAGGCACTTAGCGTTTTGTGTACAGATAACGATGGCGGTCATAGTGTGACGAGTCTCCAGTAGCGAAGCGGTACTGAGTAGAACTTTTCTTCTTTCAGATACCGATTCGGGTTATCCACAATTGGGCTATCAAGAATTATATCACCACGGGTATACAAGGCTTGTGTCAAGTCTGACTTTACAGAAAAGAGCAGGGTCGGCAGGTCGAGGAGGAAGAACTTGCGCTTCCTAGTAGGCACATTGACAGTTGAGAAAGGGAAGTCGTGAGTCCAGTGACTGCGCTTTTCAACCTCGACATGGGCTATGAGCGCACCTCGTTCATAGACATCGAGGTCACAGTCGTACTTCCCTGCTTCTCGTGGTTCGAGGTTCCACGCTCGTTTAATGAAGGCCATCACTGCGTCCTTGGCAGGCCCATCATTCTCTGCGTGAAGCTGGGGGTCAAACTTCTTAGTCGCCACAGAAGCACTCAATAGAGTCTTCAAACATGTCTCCCTGGCGATCTATGAACTTATGGATGTCTGCGTATTTAGGGCGGTCAATACGAAATTTGTTGCCGTCACCACTTGTCTGCGTCTCAGCCCATTCTTCCATTTTTGCCCACCAAACTGCTCGTTCTGGTTTCTGAGCCACAAGTGTAGTGATTTTTGGCAAGGACTTGAGGAAGCACAAATCACAGTTCCCGCCTATGGTTTCACCATTAACAATCGGCAGATTAAGATCAAACAGATTGTTTTTCCAGAACTTCAAGACATCCGACTTTACTACTCCAGCCTCATGCAAAGGCATGACCGGAGTGTCATTCTTACTGTCTGGTTGCATCTTTACTGCTCGTCTTTGTTCGTCTCCACGAATCCCAATCATGTTCTGCCATTCGCCCCACCCTAAACCTTGTACATATCTGCGTACAGTTCTAATTTTTAGTTCGCTTGTGCAGAACCTTGATCTAACATTTGGCAGCATCTTGCGCTTCTGAATAATTTGCTCAAACGGCTCTCCGTTCCTACTTGCAGTTTCAAAAGTCACTCGTTCAAACGCTGGGTCTGCATCACGGAACTCCAGCCAGTGAATCTCTACCCCCCAGTTCTTCTCACAGTCTCTGACGAACTCAAGGGTAGCCTCCTCCTCTTTCCCTGTGTTCGCAAAGCAGACCAAAGCCTCCTCTGGTAGCCCTCCGTTAGCCTGTAAGACCCGCCAGAGCATGTAGGCAGAGGTTCTCCCACCTGAGAATTAAATAACCGTGGGTTCGTCAATCTTAAAAGGATCACTTGACAAGCAGCCTCCCGTTCTCAAATAGCCAGCCTATAGTCGCTCTGTGCGCCTCCTCCCAGAACTCCATACGCTCTGCCTTGCCCATCTTCTTGCCTTGGTCTAACTCCATATGGCAAGCGTGACATAGGGCTGCTATGCGGTAGTCATGGGCCTTGAGAGACCTTCCTTTTCCGTCCCGTAGCTGATTGGAATGGGCAGCTACAACAGTACCGTCTTGCGCTCCACAGGCCATGCAAGGCGCATCCCTGACCACTTCCAAGAGGTACTTATTCCGATACATTCTCGGCTATCCAGTGAAAGACCTGCTCGACATACTCAGCAAACTCAGCCTTGGTGAGCTTAGTGGTAGAAGCGGACACCCAGATCACCTCGTCGTGAACTTGAACTGTGTGTTCACCCAGGAATTGCTTCTTGAAGTACTCATGCCAGAGTGAAGGTGTGTGTCCGTGTTTATCCGCTAACTTTCCCAGTTCAGCCCAATAAAGCCTGTTCTGCTCGTCTGACCTGCTGGGTGCTTTGATCTCTACAGTATGCCCGTCAGGAGCCTCTGAGATAGCCTGTATGACCCTCGTTCGGTCATGTGTGAGGATGTGCTTCATGCTGCCCTCATAGACGCTCTCATTACTGCTGCTTTGAAGTCAGGGAAACTTGCGAACTGTTCAGGCTTGAGTCCTAGTTCACGACCCTTCTTTTCAATACCTGTTGCTGACTCCCACCAGTTGACTATCTGACCTCCTACCTCTACGACATCTCCGAGGTCTATGGTGAGTTCATCGTCCCAGCGTTCTTGCCTCAAGTATGTAGCTGGGTAGGGTATGAACTTGCCTCCATCCTTACGCCAGTCTTCTTGCTTCTTCTGTGCCTCTAAGACCTTGAGCATCTGCTCTAGTGGAGGCATCACCTTTTCCATCTGAGTCCAGGCTTTTCTTGCATCTCCCTTCGCTACTTTGCGAGGGTAGTTTTTATACCATTCGTCAAACATCTTCTCTCCTTTTTTTAGACATAGCTTCCCCAAGGGTGGATAGCCCACCAATCCCAGTCTCAACACAAGCAGTCCCTGCAAACCTAGACCTAGATGACCCGAAGGCAGCGATTCATTCATCCACAGGTTTGTCCCACCTCTTTCCCTGTGAACTACTCCAGTCCCTCACTGACAGGCTGGAACCTAAAACGGGGTGTAGCGTCTAGGTGTCTTTTCTTCCACGCAGCCGATTCAAGCTCTTCGTAACGCCTGGAGTGCGACTAGAAATAAAAAAACCCTCTAGTGGAGGCTTGGGCTTGATGAGTGCCAACACGGGCTAGGTGCGTGCATGCAAGCCCCCACTAAAGGGTTCTTTCCTAGCCACATGTCAGGTCATCACTCCCAACATCTCCGATACTAGTCAACAAATTTTCGCTTGTCAACTCCACTACTCGATGTTTCATCTCTCCCTTGGTGTTCTTGCTCCAGCCGTGGACAAAGACCCTCCAGCCTGACTCCAGCATAAGTGGGAAGTACTCCGACTCCTGAATCTTCTTTACCCTACTGGCTACGCCTGTGCTGGTGGTCTGCACTGCCCAGGTCTCACCGTTGCCTATGCACAAGATGTCGATACACCCATAGAGGTCTACCCTTTTGCGAGAGAAGGAATTCCAAACTTCGACGATCCAAGGCTTCATACCTTGATCTCTTATGTACGCAAGACTGCGTTGTGTTGGACTCATGTCTCAAATATACAACATAGGGTTAGTCCTAAGAAAAAAAGTTGTTTACTTCTATGCTGGAGTCTGTATAGTTCTATTCATGGCGGCAATCAAGCCGCATAGGAGAAGAAGATGA